TCCATTTGGATGAGAAATTGTAGATTCACTTCTACAAACCAATGTCACTTCATGTTTGTTTAACTCACATTGACCGATAAATTGTGATTGTGATACTCTTTCCGTTCCACCATAACCTTGAACGGGTAATGGCAATCTTTCTTGAAATATCGTAAGTTTCATTTTTTTCCTTTTTTCATAGTAAATGCTAATTGTCTACCTTCATTGAAAATTATTTCTCTATTACTTCTTTGAACAAATTCTAAAATATATTTACCCTTACCTTCTCCACTTTCTTCTGTATCATCAATCACGATAAGGGATTCATCATCAAGAATATTCATACAACACATCATTTCATATAAATGATGTAATCCGGACTCTAATTCTTTTCCTGGTATATAATCAAAGGAATCCAAATATAATAGGTCTGCACATATTTCTATCTCACCCAAAACCTCTAAACTGTCTCCGGTAAGTGCTGTAACTTTAGTAGTAGTACTTTCCTCAGTTAAGGTTGTACATTCTTCTCTATTATCTATTGAAATTACTTCACCATCATAATAATTTACAAATGAATCAAATAATCTAGTACTCTGACCATCCCCCCATTGATCCCATGCTCTCAAAGATCCAGTTTCGATTATTTGATAATATTTTCTATCCGTTCCTATCAAATATTCAAAAACTTTTCTAAATGTATTAGATCTTGCTAAAGTGGGTTCTTCATCTAAGAGGTTAGCAAATTCTTTATCATAAACTTTATCAATCCAACTCATAATTCCTCACTTCTTAATATATGAAATAGTTCCAGACGCTCCAGGACCTTTATTATTTTCAACATCAACAGTTGAATATCCTCTATTTAAAAGCATTGTTTGTATTTTAGAATGATCATACCATTCCCAATCATCAAATACCATAACTCCACCAGAAGGTATCTTATCTATAAAAAAATCTACTTCAACTTTCACTGGTTCATATTGATGTGGACCATCAAAAAAAACTAATTTATATTGATTTTCTATTCTTTTTTCTTCATCATATATCGGCACTCCATCAGAATATCTTTTAAAAAATTCCGTATCTTCCAATGGAAAATATAAAAATTCTAATTCATTTTCACAACACCATGCATACATATCTCTCAACATTTTTCGTTTCATTTTATTATTGTAATCTAAACGAATCTTTTTATCTCCTTCAGTTGTCCATAATATATTACCAAAAGGATCAATACCAATATGTATACTTTTATCATCACATCTCTGCTTTTCTCTCATAATTTTATAACTAGATCCTCCAGCCCTTACTCCTATTTCACAAGTAAGTCCTGGCAATTCAGAAACTAATTTTACTGAATCTATTAAAACTTTATATTCTCCTCGATTATCTGTAGAATTATTTAATTTTTCGTTACTTGTTGACATGACTCTTTCTCAGGTTTTGGATATACATTGTTCTCAAAATCCAATTCCTTTATCGCAATATGTTTTCCTTTTTTATTTAATGGAATCCAGTATAAATATTTACCTTGATCAATATGTTCAGTCCATTCAATAGTTTTAACTGTTTCCTTTTCACCAGCGAATGCCAAAATTCCAGGATCATCTTTAACTTCATCAAACATTTCTCCCAATTTCCCTTTAGAATAAGTTCCAAATCTAGTTGAAACACTTCTGCGTGGAACAAATTCTCCATCAATTATTAAACCATCTTCTCCTGGTTGTCTATATGCATGAAAATTCCAAGAACACGCCTGATAAATTCCTCCATGATGTTTTTGCGTAGCATCCGCATAAGAAATCGCAATATCATAACCACCTTTTCTCTTTAAAGCTTTGATAGTTTTTGATATAAGCCAACTAAGAGGTGCTTTAATACTTTCTTTCCTAACTAATCTAACAAGTTCAATAACATTAACTTTCTTCACTGACCATGTATTATTATTAGACAACGCAAAAAAACATGCAGCAACAATTTCTCCTTTATCACCAAATAATCCACCATTTAAATGAAGACTTCCAACTAAAATTGGATTATTATGACATCTTCCAGAATAATGATATTTTAAAACAAGATCTCTGGCGGGTTTTCTTTCACCCGTATAAAAGTGAAAATCAACTCCTTCATGATTTATACTGTTTGTCATAATTAAATTTCAACAGCTCTAATAAATGTATGATCTGCATATTTTGTTTTATCACTCATATTACCTGAGGGATATGTAGTTATACCAAACACAATTTGTTTCGCTTCTGTTATAGTATCTGCTTGAATTTCAGATTTAACAATTTGTCCTTCTGGTGATTCTATTACAACCATATATTTCATATCTTTCTCCAAGAATTTAATTTAAGAGTGGCTACTGGACCTTTAAATGTATTTTCATCTATAATTGATTTTATTTTTTCTTTTTTTATTCCAGATATTATTATATCATTAATATCTTTAAATTTCAAGTTAGAAGGCCAAATACATACAGAATTATTCTGAATTATTTGCTTCTCTAATTTTTTAACAATTTCATTATTTCTTGGTTCATTGTCATATACAATAACCTTATCTTTAATAAAAGACAAATCAGAAATATCTGATCCAGCCATTGCGATACAATTATCCAGAAACATAGAATCAATTGGACCCTCTACTACATATACATGTTTGTTAATATCAACTCTATCAAGTCCAAATATCTTTTTAAAATCTTCACTAATTTTAATTGTGATATATTTTAATTCTGATTGATCTAATGCTCTTCCTTGTGCGCCTATTAAATTTCCCTTTTTATCAAAAAATGGAATTACTAATCTAGAATCTTTTTCTTGTAATTCATATTTTGTTCCTTCTACAATACTATTTACCCATTGTTTAAAGTCATCAGTATAATATAATGAAGAATGAAAATTGAGAGGAACTTTCCTATTTAACACATATTGTTTAGCATAATGTTCAACAGGAAGAGATCTAATATTTGGTAATTTTATTTGATGTTTCTTTTTAAAGGAAGGTCGCCTGAATTCATATTTTGGTTTTTCTTTTGGTTTTGTATATCTATTTTCTCCATCTTTATAAACCTCAAGAACATACTGTTTATGTATATCTACACTTAAAAATTTTACAAGATTAGATACAGATCTACCATCACCACAATTATGACATTTATAGAATAATGCATTTTGTTTTCTATAAACATATCCTCTAGCCTTAGCTTTATTCTTTTGAGAATCTCCACAAATAGGGCAGCGAAAATTCCAAAGATGTTCTCCCTTTTTCTTAAATGATCGTAAATGTGAAGAGGCTAGATTTAGATATTTGATATCAGTAAAAATACTCATTAGTTTTTCCTTTAGAGAATATATTATTAATTATACTCTCCAAAGGGGCAAATGTCAAGTCTTTTCTATGCAGGGGATTTTTTTAAATCTGTGAATAATCTAAGAAGTTCAACGCCGCAATCTACTACACGTTCAACTTTTTCTTCAGCACCATCATCATCTAAATCAAATTTATCTTTAGCATATGCAACTAATTCAGATAGTTCATCATCATCCAAATCCATTATTTCTGGAATAACCTCATCAATTTCATTTAATGCTGGTTTTAATTTTTTTAATGGATCAAGAAAATATCTCGCATCTGACCAACTAAATTCACCATCATCTAAGGATTTTTCCACCGCTTCTGATAATGAAAAAATGAAAGTCATTACCTCTTTGGTTTGTTCAATTCCTGCCATAAATTCCTTTCTTTATTTAACTGCTTTTTCTACATCAATTGACCCAGTAGTAGGATCATATTTAATTTTAATATTTAATTCGATTGGCATTATCTTCCCATCCTTCATAGTAATGGGGAGTTTACCTTCTACAGCACCTTTAAGTGCCTCTTTTGCTGTCTTAAAAGCATGTGTGGGATCATCTTTAATTACTTTATCTAATTCTTTTTTTGCAGCATCTGGAATTATAGAATCAATCATTTTTTCAACATGAGCTGTTGCTAAATCTTGTGCTTTATCCATCACAAGTCCAGAAATTACATTAAATAGTAAGCCTGCTAACATCACGGTCCTTTCCATATCTTAAATATAACATCGCTCCGGTTCTTTCATCTTCAAGAACAATCGGATCTTTGTAATTTTTTAAACAATATTGTCTAATTTCTTCACCATTATCAATTTCTCCTAATATCTTTCTGTATCTCGCATATTTCTTTTTTCCCAATCTCGCTCTCATAAATGTTGTAGTTGGGACTTTAAAGACTTTTGCTCCAGCAAATCTTCTTGACGGCCCAGG